TTTAGTGCCGGCAAATAAAGACGTTGTACTATCAGTTCTTCAAGAATTAGATAATGTACAGAAATTTGGGGAGGACTCGACAGTCGTTACCGACTTTAAATCTTTTATCGAGTCCTTGCCGCCCCAAATTAAATTCGGTGAAACTGCAACAAAAGACAAAATTCCGACTCATCAAAAAGACGAAGCGGAAAAGTTTGCAAACGCCGATGAAGATTCCTTAGAAATTTTTAAGGAAGCAAAGGCTCTTGCTGAAAAAGAAAACATCTCGTTTAGAGATGCACTTCTTAAATTAAATATTTAGTATTTTAAACCGCATTTACCCCGAAATGCGAGATATAAAGGAGTTTAAATGGGAAGACTTGAAGAATTACGCATAAATGCGTATCTTTCAGAAGTTGCTCGTGGATATCACAATAACGCATTTGTTGCACAAAATTTATTCCCGACAATTTACTCTGAAAAAGAAAAAATCGACATTTTTGAATTCAACAAAGAGGCTTTCAATCTCTATGACACAGAACGTGCCATCAGAGCGAATTCAAACGTTATTTCACCGCAAGGTTTTAAAAAACATACTACAACTTTGACTGAACATGATTTATCTTATCCGATAGATTATCGAGAAGAACAAGAGGCAGAAAAAGTTAAATTACAACTTCATGCCACAAATGTTGTTACAGAAGGGTTGCAGTTAAAACACGAGAAAGCATGTGCAGATTTAGTTCAAAACCCGGATAATTATTCGGCGGATAATAAAATTCTTTTATCCGGCTCATCTTGTTTTACCCACAAGGATTCTGATCCTCAAGGCATAATTGATGATGCAAAAGACAAAGTTTCAGCAAAAATTGCTCAAGACCCTAACACAATGGTTATCGGTCAAGCCGCTTGGAAGACTCTTAAAAAACATCCTCAACTTCAAGGATTAATTTCTAATAACTTAAACAAATTAGTAACACTTGATTTGTTAAAGGAAATCTTTGAAGTTGAAAACATTGTAATTGGGAAATCAATCTTTGCGGATAAAGATGGAAATTTTGTCAGAATTTGGCAAGATAATATTGTACTTGCTTATGTCCCAAATCTTGGGACTTCAAGAACTGAATATGATCCGTCTTTTGCATACACAATTCGCAAAAAGGATGCCCTTCAAATTGATGAATATCAAAAAGAAGGAAACAAAGTTAAGTACATACGAGCTACCGACATTTATTCCCCATTCCTTGTTGGTGCTGAGGCTGGGTATTTAATATCCGGTGTAAACGGTTAAGGAGGCAAAATGGCAAAATATATAGTTAAACACACAACCATAATGCACAGCGGCAAAACTTATGCTGAAGGTTCAGAAATTGAGTTGAACGATAATGATGCCAAACGACTTGAAGATTTTGTAGAGGCTGTTCCTAAACAAACAACTTCTAATAAATCAAATAGTACGACTCAAAATAAAACTCAATCTTCAAAAACCTCTACCAAAAGCAAATCCACAGCAAATTCTGATGGAAACAAAGAGGATGAAGATTCTGAATCAGAAGGGGGGACGGATGGAAACAAATAAACATTATAAACCCCTCTTAATTGAATCTGTAAAAGTCGCTGTTGATGTTGAAGAACATAGATTTATCGGCTTTGATGGTAATTATTGTACCACAGGAACTAAGGCTCTCGGAGTTGTTGATGTATCAACAGAGAAAGGGGAATATGCTCCGGTTGCAATTTCAGGAATTCTTCTTGTCGAAGCCGGTGGCAGTATTCAAGTTGGAGATGAGGTAACTTCTGATGATTCAGGTAAGGCTATCACTATAGCAAGATCCGAAATATCTAACGGTTTTGCATTAGATGCCGGAGAAGCCGGTGAAACAATCAGAATTATACGAGGAATATAATGTCACCGTATTATTGTTCAACAGCTGATATCAAAAATTATGTATCTAATGCAACTCTTATACAGTTAACTGATGATGAGGGAAAGGAAGAAATTAATCTTACTGTTGCACGTGAGGCTATCCTTTATTCTTCAACACTCATCGACGGGTATTTGAGAGGCAGATATACACTACCTCTCAATATCCAATTCCCATTGTTAAGAATGCTCGCCTTGGATATTAGTGTCTATCGTTTATATTCTCGCCGTATGCGAAATGAAATGCCGGAAGTTATTGAGAAGAATTACGAAGATGCTATTAATACACTTAAAAATATTCAAAAGGGTGTGATAACCCTTCAAAGTGAAAATGATACATTTGAAAGTTCAGGTTTCAATGTATCTGAATATCGTACTAATAAAAATATTCTCGATAAATTGTTCGGAAAGCAGAGAATGAGTGAATATTAGAGAAATAGAGAATTCAATCATTAAAGAACTTAAAACCACTTTCCCCGAAGTTCTTGTACAGGGATTTCCTGAAAAGCCATCAGAGTTTATATTACTTCATTCAGTCGGAGCTTTACTTGTTCATTATCAAGGAAGTAATTACACAAATTCTCAATCCCTTGGATATATTGTTCAAGATAACAAAAAAGAATTCTCGATTACAATTGTTACTCGAAATTTAAGAGCAAATCAGGGTGCATATGAGTATCTTGATAAAGTTAAAGCGACATTAACAGGCTTTCAGATTGATGAATGCACAAAATTAATGCCAACAAAAGATTTCTTTATTTCTGAAAATGGTGGAATTTGGCAATATGGCATCAATTTCACCCTAACTACTACTAACATACAAGATTTTTAATTTACCCCAATATTTAAGGAGATAATATGCCTGCATCATTTCTTCATGGTGTTGAAACCATAGAAATTTCAAAGGGTGCAAGAACAATTACTACTGTTAAAACAGCAGTCGTTGGAATTGTTGGAACAGCACCGATTGATGACGTTGAAGAAGAATATAGAACAATTAATACCCCGACTTTAATATTAAACGAAGTTGAGGCAGTAAGATATTTTGGTAATCATAAACCTGGCTTTACAATTCCTCAAGCATTAAAAGCTGTATTCGATCAGGGTGCCGGGATTGCTATTGTAATTAATGTATTTGACCCTAAAAAACATGGAGTAGTTGATGCTGTAAAAATATCGGATATAAATGGTAAAGTCAGTTCAATAACAGGTAAACGTTCAGGAATGAAAGCGTTTGAAGATTGTTATTCGTTGTTTGGGTATTATCCTAAAACAATTATTGCTCCTGTATTTTGTGAAGACAAAGCTGTTGTTACTGAAATGAATACCATTTGCAACAAAATCAGAGCAATGGGTATAGTTGATGCTCCGGTTGGGGCAACTGTTCAAGATGTAATTACCGGTCGTGGGTCTGAAGGAACTATAAATTTTAACACTTCTTCTGAGCGACTTATTCTTTGTTACCCCCACTTGAAAGTTTATGATTCAGAGTCTGATTCTATAAAACTTGAACCATACTCTCAACGGTTAGCCGGAGTAATTGCAGCAAAAGACGTGGAAAAAGGTTATCACTGGTCACCATCTAATACTGAAATTCAGGGAATTGTTGGGCTTGAACGACAACTCACTTCTATGATTAATGATCCGACATCTGAAGTTAATACATTAAACGAAGCCGGAGTTGTCACAGTTTTTAATTCTTATGGTTCAGGTTTTAGGACTTGGGGCAACCGGTCTGCGGCATATCCGTCAAGCACTCATCCGACAAACTTTATAAGTGTTCGAAGAACTGCTGATATTATTCACGAATCTGTTGAATATTCTATGTTGCAGTTTATAGATTATCCAATCGATAACGGTTTGATTGATTCAATATGTGAAACGGTTAACCAGTTTATTAGAACTTTAATTGGTCGGGGAGCATTAATTGATGGTAAATGTTCGTTCAATGCAGATAAAAACCCGGCAACAGAAATCGCAAACGGGCATCTTGTCTTTGATATCGAATTTATGCCTCCAACTCCGGCTGAACGTATCACATTTGAGTCTTTTATCGATATCGAATTATTAAAATCATTGGGAGCATCATAATGTATTGCATCGTAAATGCCCGGGGCAATTTGGAGGTTCACACTGATTGCGATGACCTTTGTTACAACTGCAAAAATATTTACAAATGCCCTTTAATCCAAGCTCTAAGCAAAGAGTATATTTTTCTCCACTACTCAGATGTGGAGATTAAAGACTGCGGTCTATTCAAAAAATAGGAGTTTACCCCATAAATGTCAAAAATTGAAATAAACAAATTAACAAATGCCAATATCTATATGAATGGCACAAACTTACTTGGTCGAGCTGAAGAAGTTCAACTGCCGCAAATTAAGCACAAAATGGCGGAACATAAAGCACTTGGAATGGTGGGTTCTGCTGAGTTTTTTGCTGGGATAGATAAACTGGAATGCAAAATTAAATGGAACGCACTTTATCCGAATGTCTTACGAACTTGTGCTAATCCGTTTTTAGCAACTATGATTCAAGTTCGTGCGAATTTAGAAACTTACAACGGAGCCGGAAGAATAAAAGAAGTACCTGCAACTGCATTTTTAATCGGAACTTTTAAAGAATTTCCTCTTGGAAATATAAAACCGCACGAGAATGCTGAATATGAAACTACAATGACCGTAACTTATGCTAAGTTGATTGTAGATAAACAGGAAATTTTTGAAATAGATGTCCTTCAGAATATCTATAAAGTGGGAATGGTTGATATGCTTGCTACATTCAAAAAGAACGTGGGGGCATAGTGGAAGAATCAATCCTGAAAAAAGCCACCTCAAAATCTGCTATTACAGAAGAAATTGCAACTCGTAAGCGAGCGTTAAACTTTTATTCTTTAGCCAATATCCTACCTGATCCGGATATTGTCTTACGCAAACAAGGGCGAGATATAAAAATCTACAAAGAATTACTTTGTGATCCGCACGTTTTTGCTTGCACTCAATCAAGAAAAGCCGGAGTGCTTTCTCTTGATTGGGAGATAAACAGAGGGTTGGATAAAGATGAAAAAGCTGAGAATATTGAAAAATTACTAAAAAAACTTAATATTCATAAGTTAATTAATGATATTTTGGAAGCAACACAATTTGGATATCAGCCATTAGAGATTATTTGGCAAAAAGATAAATCGGGATATATTATGCCTGAAAAAATTATTGCAAAACCTCCGGAGTGGTTTTGCTTTGATGATGATAATAATCTCAAATTCAGAACTAAAGAGAATTATTATGGTGAAGTTGTTCCTGATAAAAAATTCTTACTTGCACAAAATAACCCAAGTTATAACAATCCTTATGGTGAACGTACACTATCTCGTGTATTTTGGGCTGTAACTTTTAAAAAAGGCGGACTCAAGTTTTGGGTTGTTTTTACAGAAAAATATGGAATGCCGCATCTTATTGGTAAGCATCCACGTGGTGCTTCTAAGGAAGAAACTAATACTCTTGCTGATATGTTAGAAGAAATGGTGCAAGATGCAATTGCTGTTATCCCTGACGATTCTTCTGTTGAAATTCAGGAGGCAAACAAAACATCTTCAGCGGATATCTATGAAAAATTAATCGACAAGATGAATGCCGAAATTTCAAAAGCAGTTCTTGGTCAAACATTAACAACGGAAATTGGTTCAACTGGAAGTTATGCCGCCGCAAACACTCATATGGCAGTTAGACAAGATATTATCGATACTGATAAAAAATTGGTTGAGAGTGTTATAAACCAACTTATTCGTTGGATTTATGAAATCAATTTTTCAACCGAAGATGTCCCGGTATTTGAAATGTATGCTCCCGAAGATGTTGATTTGACTTTAGCACAACGAGATAAAATTCTGTCTGATACAGGAGTTAAGTTCTCAAAAGAATACTTTATTAAAAATTATGGATTGGAAGATGAGGATTTTGATATCAGAGAAGATTTTTATCCGATACAAAACTCTAATTTTAAAGAATTTAAGCAAAATGATGAAGTAGAAGAAGAATTCTCTCCCGGGCAGGAACAACTTGAAGAATTGTTTAAGTTTGTGTCTGAAACTGAATTATCTAAGCAAGCACAAAACCTGTTAAGCCCTATTATCTCATTAATTGAAACTTGTGAAAGTTATGAAGATTTAGAAAAAATCCTCAACGAAAAGAACTTGAAAAGTAAAAAGTTCGAACAAGATTTACAGAAAGCATTGTTCCTCTGTGAACTGCAAGGGAGGTCTGATGGACTTGAATAAAATTTACATCGGACACGCTCTTGAGGTTTTAAAAACATTTCCCGAATCATTTGTAAATACTTGTATTACCTCTCCTCCATATTGGGGATTAAGAGATTATAAAACAAATCCTGTACAATGGCAAGATGGTTGGGTCGGCGAACTTGGTGCCGAGTCTAACTTTAATCAATACATTAATCATTTGTGCGATGTTTTTGATGAAGTAAAACGAGTTTTAAGAGATGATGGAACTTGTTGGGTTAATATCGGCGATACTTATCACAATAAAAATTTGAGTTTGATTCCGTTTCGTTTTGCAATAGAAATGATGAACAGAGGATGGATTGTTCGAAATGTTATTATTTGGCATAAAACCAATGCCACACCATCAAGTGCTAAGGATAGATTTACTGTTGATTTTGAATATTTATTTTTCTTTTCTAAGAATAAAAAATATTATTTTGAGCAGCAATTAGAGCCAATCAAACAATCAACATATAATCGTTGTAAAACAGGCTGTGGAATTAATAAAGGAGCAAATTATCAGGGTTTAAATAAAAAGAACTTTGAACGTTTGCAACAAAGAATGTTAAGCGGCGAAATCTCAGGAAGAAATAAACGCACAGTATGGCAAATTGCAACACACGCTTATCATGGAGCACATTTTGCTGTTTTCCCTCCTGCCCTCATTGAAACCCCGATTAAATCCTGCTGTCCTAAAGGCGGAGTTGTTTTAGATCCATTTATCGGCAGCGGAACAACTGCGATTGTAGCAGAAAATTCAAATAGGAATTGGCTTGGAATTGAGCTTAATCCCGAATATACAAAATTAGCTGAAGAGAGAATCTCTCAAATTAAATAGGTATTTATGACAAAAATAACCCCCGAAGAAGCTGCTATGAAAAGAAATTTCTTAAAACAGCGGCAGAGTTTACCATTGAATTTGAAAATCCAAATGTCGAAACGCAGAATACAGGAATTTTACGACCACTTTGATGGCAAAGTGTATGTTTCTTTTTCCGGCGGCAAAGATTCAACTGTTCTTCTGCATTTGGTGCGTTCAATGTTTCCGGATGTTCCTGCGGTTTTTGTAGACACAGGGCTTGAATATCCTGAAGTCAGAAAATTTGTTAAATCTTTTGAAAATGTAACAATACTCCGTCCTGAAATGTCCTTTAATAAAGTAATTACAGAATATGGCTATCCTGTAATAAGTAAAGAAGTTGCTCAATTTATTGAAGATAACAGAAGAAACCCGAACGGATATACTGCAAAGAAGTTTGATCCGAATAGTGATTATGTAAAAAAATACGGCTCACGTTTTTGTCTTGCCAAATGGAATTATTTAAAAGACAGCGACATCAAGATTTCCTCTCAATGCTGCCGAATAATGAAAAAAACTCCTGCAAAGAAATTTGAAAAAGAGTCCGGATTAAAACCTTTTATTGCAACAATGGCAGCAGAGAGCAATTTAAGAAAGCAAGAATACATCAAAAAAGGCTGTAATTCGTTTGAATCCAAACGCCCTGCCTCAACTCCTCTTGGATTTTGGACGGAACAGGATATTCTTCAATATTTAGTTGAAAATAATCTGCCGTATTGTTCTGTTTATGGTGAGATTAAACAGGATAAATCGGGCAAATTTTACACAACAGGAGCAAAACGTACAGGCTGTATGTTCTGTATGTTTGGAGTTCATAACGAAAAATCCCCAAATAAATTTGAATTGATGAGACAAACCCATCCAAAACTTCACGATTACTGCATCAACCAACTTGGGTGCGGCAGAGTTCTCGATTTTATAGGAGTGAAGTATTAATGATTGAACTTAAAGGTTTATTTAAACTCCCTCCAGCTCAAGCAATAAAGTATTTTAAAAATAAAAAAAATACCCTCAGTTGGGATTGGTATGAAATATGGCAAGATGCACATAAAAAATCATTTACCGTTGCGAAAGTAATGCGAGAAGATATTTTAAAAGATATTCGCTCGGCGGTAGATAAAGCATTAACTGAGGGTAAAACTTTCCACGAATTTCAAAAAGAACTTAAACCAACACTTCAAAAGAAAGGTTGGTGGGGTGAACAATTTGTCGTTGATTCAAATGGAGTCGCTGAGAAAGTTCAGCTCGGCTCAATGTATCGACTTAAAACTATCTACCACGTTAATATGCAGACCGCCTATCAAACGGGACGATATAAAACGCAGATGGAAAACACCGACAACCGACCATATTGGGAATATGTTGCAGTTATGGATGCCTCCACTCGTCCTGAACATGCAATGTTAAACGGACTTATTTATCCTTATGATGATCCTTTTTGGAAATCCTTTTACCCTCCGAACGGTTGGAGATGCAGATGCAGGGTAAATGCAATTTCGCAGTACAAAGTTGATAAAAACAATCTTTCAATTAGTAATTCTGTCGGAAGTTTATCTGAAGAAATGCATCTTGTTTCTAAAAAATCGGGAGAATATAAACCCGTTACTGTTTATACAGACCCTCTGACCGGTAAAAAAATCGCACCTGATGTTGGTTGGTCGCATAATCCGGCATCGGGATTGGTTGAAGAATAAAACAAAGTTTGAACGCTATTTGAACGTAACTTAAAAGGAGTTTGAAATGACTATTGATAAAAAATCTCTAATAAATTGGGTTGGCGGAAAAAGATTGCTCAGAAAAGTTATTGAGCCGCTAATTCCGAAAGATATAAAATCATATATTGAGCCGTTTGGTGGTGGGGGTTGGATTTTATTTTATAAAGATAAATGGGCTGATTTGGAAATCTACAACGATTTAGATGGCAGACTCGTAAATTTATTCCGCATTGTAAAATACCATCCAAATGCTTTTAAAGAAGAGTTTAATTATCTTCTTGGCTCTCGTGAATTATTTTTTCAGTTTTTGAACGCAACACCGGTTACAGATATTCAAAAAGCTGTGCAGTTTTATTATCTGATCACTCGTTCTTTCGGTGGCAAGGGCAATACTTTTGGAACTGTTAAATGTTCATCCGGCGGGGCTTGTAAATCATTAAAAAATGTTCCTTTAAAAATTGATGCAATTCATAACAGGCTCGATAAAGTTATGATTGAAAATCGTGACTTTGAAAAATTAATTAAACAGTATGATTTTGAAGATGCATTTTTCTACTGCGATCCTCCGTATTCAAAAGGCTGTGGTTATGATGTTACATCAACTGAAGATTTTGACCACGAACGTTTAAGAGAAGTTTTAGGCAATATCAAAGGCAGATTTTTACTTTCCTATGATGATTCTCCAAAGATACGAGAGTTGTATAAAGGCTTTGAGATGGTTGAAGTTCAAAGGCTAAACGGAATTAATAACCGTCAGGGGGCAGATAGAGTAAACAAAATCTTTAAAGAGTTATTGATTGCAAATTATCCGATCAAGGAAGTTTTTGAAAATGACAAAAGAGCCGATAGAAATAAAAATCGATAATAAAACTGTTAACGAAGAATTACTTGAACTGGCAAAACGAGGCGAAAACCTGCGACCGTTAATGAAAAACATCGCAGGTATTTTTGCTTCCTCAACCGAGGAAAACTTTAAAGAAGAGGGCAGACCTGACAAGTGGACTGAACTTGCTGAAATTACCAAAGAAAAACGGCAGAAAAAACACAAATGGCCGGGACAAATTTTGCAAGTTGAAGGTCAACTCGCATCTTCAGTTAATACTCAATATGACGATGAATCTGCCGTTATCGGTTCAAACCAACCTTATGCTGCAATTCATCAACTTGGTGGCAAAGCCGGCAAAAATAAAAAGGTTAAAATCCCTGCAAGACCTTATTTACGGTTAACAGATGATGATTTAGACGAGATTTTAGAGTCTATAAACCAGTTTTTAAAGTGAATTGTCTTTGTCCCGTAATTATTGTTGGCTAAAAAAGAAAGGAGGTTCAAATGTCAACTGTAGAACCAATTAGAGACAAATCTAATATAAAAAAAGTTGAGAATGTGCTTGCAAAACAAAGCAAACGAGATTTATTGCTATTTGTTCTTGGTACAAATTGCGGGCTTAGAATTTCAGACATTCTTGCTTTGAATGTTGGAGATGTGCGTAATAAAACGCATATTCAGATTATTGAGCAGAAAACAGGAAAATTTAAGAAAATTCCGATTAATGCAAAATTATTGCCAATGATAGAAGATTTCATCAAGGGCAGAAGGGATAAGGAACCTTTGTTTTTATCTCATTGGAAACATAGACTTGATAGAGTTACTGCATATTATCTGATAAGAAACGCCTGTGAAAAAGCAGGATTACAAGAACGCATCGGGACTCATTCAATGAGAAAAACTTTTGGTTATCACCATTATCAAAAATTTAAAGATGTTGTAATTTTGCAAAAAATTTTTAATCACTCAAGCCCTCAAATCACTTTGAGATATATAGGGATAGAACAAGACCAAATTGACTATTCTTACAACAACTTTATTTTATAGTGTGAAACACTCTCTATTAGCGAGATTGCATTACATTTTATTTGTCTTACAAAATAACCATTTTGTATAATATAAAACCTAAAAATCTTAATTTTTGCTAGTATCATTGATTTCTTAGTTTTTATTTCTTTTTTCAAAATGTAATGTACTATATAAATTTTAATAAAACAATTGGTCGATTGACTAGTCTTTTCAAGTAAAAAAAAATGCCTTACAAAATGGTTAATATGTATGACACAACCATATTGAAAGGTAAATTATGAATGTGGCTAGAATCACAAAAAAACGAATTGATATTTTAAAACTTATCGGCAAAGTCTATTCAAATGAAGCGATTGCCAAAGAAATGAGTATAAGTATTTCAAATGTTAAGTTGCAAATATCAAAAGCCATTACATATTTTAGAACCGGCACAAGGCATAGAGACGTAATATGTGCATTAAAAGAGAATAGGATTAGGTTGGAAGATTTATGAAACGGATTTACGTGTAAGTAAATACAGGAAAGGAAAAATTATGTCTATTACTATCACTATCCCAAAAATGGATGAACTATCTCTAAAATTAGAAAAAGCAAAGCAAATGAAATGGCTACTTAGAATGGAAGATAGCGAAAATGTTGTCGAAGATTTACAAAAAGAGATTGATGATATCTGCTATAAAAATTTTACTCATCTTATAATGATTCATCATTATTTAACACAAATGACAACAAAGATTAAAAATTCTGTTGATAAGATTATTGCCGCAAAAGACGAACCGAAACTATGCAGAAAATTATATTTTGATTATTTAAAAAGTTATGACATAAAATCAGAATTTCAAGAATTTGAAAGATATATTTATATGGATCGATTTACTGAAACTCTAAAAGATATGCCGCATATAAACTATGCTAATTTTGATAAAAATTTTAACGAAATAAAACAGGTTGTTTATGATTTTAAAATATTACAACTTATCTGTATCTATAATATTATAGATAATAATTCATTTATGATGTTTGTTACAAAAGACATTATGCAAAACATTCCTCAATTGGTTTATTGGATAAGAGAAAATGAAAGAAAACCGATTGAAGATTTGACGACTGATGAGTGCGAAATTTTAGCCGGATGTATTTATGGTTTAAGTTATGATGATATGCTTGAAAAACTCCATTTAAGTTCTTTAGTCAATAGTTACAAAGATGTCCAAAACATAATATCAAATTTACCTGCAAAATTTGGGGTTCTGAATTTAACTCAAGTAATGTTCAGAATTATTTTATTAAAACCTCACATTTGGAAACAAGGCGAACATGAGTTTATTGTTCGCTCCATAAAAGGCTTGAAAGATTGTTTTGAAGATTAGAATAGGAAATATTTAGAAAGGAGTGATAATAAATGTATAATCCAAGCTTAACAAAACGACGGTTAGAGGTATTACATCTTCTTGCAAAAGGATATTCAAACGAAGAAATAGGTAAGGAATTAGAATTAAGTGCTCACACTATAAAAGCTCATATTGGAGCACTTATTCGATATTTTAAAGTAAAGTCAAGATTTGAGGTTGTAACAAGTGCATTAAAAGCAAAAATTATATTTATTGAAGATTTATAATTCAAGGAGTAGGAATGTATTACGATAAAAACGCACAAAAATTATACGAACAAATCCCTGATATGCGAGTTATTTATTATTTATTAACAGGATTAAGTTATAGTGAAATTGGAATAAAATTTTATTATTACAATACAAATAAATTTGTGTACAGAGTAAGGCAACTACTTAAAATGTTTAATCTTGCAAATAGGCGACAACTTACTTATTTTGCAGTGAAAAACAACTTGATTGATACTAGTAAATTAGAGGAATATCAAAATGCTTGAGTTATTACTTGAAGAAGAAAAAGAGGTTATGTTTCTGCTCGTTCAAGGGCATAACTTCAATGGTATTTCAAAAATTTGCAATATTGATTATAAAACATATAAAAAAATAAAACATTCAATCTATAGTAAATTGAATATTAAAGGTGGTATGAAAGGACTCTTAGCAAATCTTTTGCAAAGAGGAATGTTGCCACAAGATATTTAGGTAGTTAATAATTAAAGGAGAAAATTATGTCAGAAGAAAACGAATCGGGAAAGAGGTTATTTAAAATTATTAGAATTATTATTCTCATAATTGCAATTGCATTTTCGGGATATATTTTATATCAGAAAATTTCGAGTAAAGTTTTGAACTCTCAAGAAAATGTTAACATTGTAGAAAATGATTTATACAATGATTCAAGAATAAAGAATTTTGCAAGCAAACATAAATCAATTTTAAAAAATATTGACATAGTCAAGGTTGAGGATTGTTTATTTAATGAAAGAAGTTATGCTTGTATAACATTGAAAAATAAATCAAATCGAGCATTAAATAATCTTTTGGTAGTGATTGATTTATATGACAAAGAAGGAAATGCTATTACAGATTTAGGTGATTCAATTAAGAGTTTTGCGGTTGATGCTGAATATACCTTTAAAATACCTTTAAGGAGAGAAAATATTGCTTATTGGGAACTCTCAAATATAGATGAATATTAAATAGTTAATTATTTTTTTGATTTATTATAAAAAGACAGAGAAACAAATATTATCTCTGTCTTTTTGTATAATAATTAAACTTGCAATCGGAATAAATAACCCGATTATCGGGATATCAAGTGCATAGAATAAAAAGTACATATTACGTAGCATAATAATATGCAAATATTCGATGAAACAACACTTAAAATTAGGGTAGGTAGGTTAATAGCCTCAAAAAGGAAATCTTTAAATATTTCTCAAGAAGCACTTGCAGAAAAATTAGATATTCATGTTAGAACAATTGGTAAAATCGAGCATGGACATTCTTTCCCAACACCAGATTCTTTATGCAAATTAAGTGTAATATTTGATATGCCAATAAAATCTTTTTTTGAAATCGAAGATCCGATAAAATTTGATGAAAAAAATTTAAACATACTTGTTGATAAACTTAAAACTGGAAATAGTAATGATATTGATTTATACTTAAATATAATAAATTTAATTGATGCTAGACTGCAAAAATAAGTTGTTTTTATTTTAGAAGATACTATTTTTTAATTAGAATTAAAATCTTGTATTTTATAATACTATCAATATCGTTCCAAAGTGTATAGAACAAAAAGTGTGTACCAACTAGCATGGATATATGCAAAAGTTTGACAATAAAACATTAAAATTAAGAGTAGGCAAACTAATATCAGCCAAAAGAAAATCCTTAGGAATATCTCAAGAGGCACTTGCAGAAAAATTAGATATCCACACACGAACAGTTGGAAAAATTGAAAGTGGTCGTTCGTTTGTTACGGCTGAAAATCTCTGCATATTAAGCGAACTTTTCAATATGCCTGTTAAAGCATTTTTTGATGTTGAAGATTCTGTTACTGTTAACGAACAAAATCTAAATCAGATCATTGATATTCTAAAATCTGGCGGTGATGATAAAATAAATTATTATTATAATATAATAACTGCTATTGAACAGAAGCCTTCAAAGTAGTTAGTAACTATAGTAATTATTGCCTTAAAATTCTCTTTTTGTAAAAAGAGAAAGTTTTTGCTACAGCAAAAGAAATGTTATTAGTAGATTAAGTTGACAACAAAGAATTCTTGACTAGTTTATTTAATTCAATGTATGATGATTTACCGGAATCTAAAAAGAAAAAACAAAATCAGTTATACGAATTTACTAAAATATGCTTGTTCAATTTCCGGACTTAAATATTTTCCATCTTCTTTTTGGCTTTTTATTAAGTTTTTCAGCCATCTGCTCATAGGTAAGGAAGTTGAATGTTCTTTTGCCACTTTACTAAAAATTCCGTATTCTTTTGAAATAATTGTTCTTTCGGTAATATCCTGCAATTTTTCTAACAAATTCATCGGTGAATGAGAAACAATATCCTTATTATGGTTATCTTTTAACAGGCTTGTGTTATAACTTTCTCCAAAAATCTCATTAAATAAACGCAGAGAATAAAGTTTTCCTTTTGGTGTGCGGGAGGACATAATTTCTACAACGGTTGTTGGTTCACCCATTCCTGCAAGTTTATTGCTAAGTTGCGATAACATTTCAGTATTTCCGGCATTTTTAAGACGAAATACTGCGTCACTACCAAGCCTTGCACCAAATGTTTGATTGTTTACTTTATTGATTTCCATATTCAAATTAAAACCCGTAAATATTATAATTGCTATTTTAAAAACAAATATAACGTTTTGTAAATGCAAGTTTT